ACCAAGTGTCATAGTTTTTCTCCTTATTAAGCGAGTTAAAAAAATACCGACCCATAAGGCATCGGCGAGAGGAGGAATATTTTACTAGTTTAACCTCCGGATACTAGCTTCACGGTCCTAAGGCGAAGTCTTTTTTGGCACAATGTCAAATGCTTCACGATTGGCCAAATATGTTTTAGGTGGTTCGTGATATGTATACACACGAATAAAATTTATATCACCATTTGTCATTTGAATATCATCATAACTCTTAGTGTAAACTTCTTCTTTGCTATATTTATTCTTTAGATAAACAATTTTCTCTTGCATTTGATTCACCTTTTTTCGTACATCCATTATTATATATAAAAAAATTACAAAAGTTAACAGTGTTAATCTCTATCTTTTTTACCTATATTATACTTTGGTACTAACTCCCAATCATCTTTTTCTTTGAAAGAAATTATTTTTATTTGGTGTATTGGTGCCATGTTATCTTCAATGATATATTTATTTAATATCTTAACAAGTCCCCACTCTTCTAATAAATTAGCAATTGCATTTCTTCTTTGTATATCGTTTTCTGTTAAATTGGATGGCTTACCATCCAATGCAAATAGTTCTTTAAAGTGTACTATGTAATATCTGCCTTGTTTGTGTAGTATATGACAAGACTGATACAAAACTCTTTCTTTCCGAGAAGACACGCCGATGCGAGTAAGTGTTTCCCTTACTTTTAAAAAATCATCCTGTTCTTCTAAATCCACTTCTACAAATTTATTAATATCTACCATATTATTTCCTCAATCCACCAGTTTCTATTTTTTGTTTTATTTGCTGGATTTCTTCTTTGCTGAGTAGACGCAAGACTTCTCTTGCTTTACTATCTGAAAGGTTGTAGACTTGTTTTATACATTCTATATCTTCACTTTTCTCAGTCTTAATCCACTTCGCAAAAGGTCTTTTTCTAGACCTCACGGTATTTAGTAAAAAATCATTTTGCAGTTTTCTGTCAATAAAATGACGCATATTCATCTCATTTGCAAACATAATACAGTCCATATGATAGGATAAACTGCGATTTGTTAGAAATGGAGAATATTCTTTCTCTGTAATTTCATCTTTTACAAGATTCTTTTTACCATAAAGAATTTCATTTACATAATCAAATGGACTCATATAATCATCCTTATGAGCCCAACCGAGTCAATAGATACAAGTAACAAATAGTTAGCAAGCATACCAAAAGACCTACGAGTCCAAGCAGCCCAAGCGTACATGCCGCAACCAATGATCCAAAGAGGATATAGTATGAGGAGGGGTGGAGTAGGAACAGTGAGAGCCATGGCAATGCTGCAACCAATAGATATAGCCCAAGCAAGTACTTCCACAGTAAAGCGAAATCTATTGCTTGTAAAGTCTTCATTTATCCAGGTCCAAGTGTTTTGAAATATTTCATTCATTGAAAGTCACATTCAACCATTAATTCAGTCAAACATGCAACCATATTAATTTCTTGATCAGCAACAAACGCTTGCTTGTATTGATAGTCAGAAAGAATTAAAACTGCTTTAGGAATTGACTGTGGTTTCAATGAGTCATAAAGACCATCATAAATCTTACGAAACAAAGCCGTAGAATCTATTTCAGTTGATGCGACCCATTTACGAATTGAACCGAAATCTTTCTCTTTCAAATGTTTTACAATTTGAGAGATAGATATATCACCAATTTGTGAAAGAATACCTACATCAATCTTTCCTAGTTGTGCATATCGTTGTAGTTCATTGATGACACGGCGAAAATCTGGAAAATGTTTTTTGATTAATTCAGCAACAACAGGTTTTTCATAGTCAACTTTTTCACTTCGCAATACATGTTCAATGCGTTTGTGAAACTGTGCGGCCATCTTAACTTTCTCACCGTTCTTCAAGCCAAAATCAATGACTGCACAACGAGAGTGTAAAGGTTCAATGATACGATTCTTATAGTTACAGGTAAAAATGAATGAACAATTACCTGCAAACTCTTCAATCGCATTACGCAAAGCTGGTTGAGTTGAATTTGGATTTAAATAATCTGCCTCATCAATGATGATAACTTTGCGACCACCGGCAAAGCTCATTGATGAAGCATAATTTTTAATTTTAACTCGGAATGTATCAATGCCAGATTCATCTGAACCATTGATGACCATAAAATCACATCCAATTTCATTACACATTGCTTTTGCAACGGTGGTTTTTCCTACGCCAGCACCACCGTGCAAAAGGAGATTGGGTATGGTTTTTTGATTTACATATTCCTGAAAAGGTGTTTTAAGTCTTTCAGGTAAAATACACTCCTCTATAGTTTGAGGCCGATATTTTTCGGTCCACAAGAGATGTTCCATAATATAAATTCCTCACAAATAACATATTAACAACCAGGATTATTCAATCTCGCAACAGTATCTAAGTATTCATCAGCAATATAGAGTATTGAATTGTCAATAAAAACCAATTCACAAAAAAATCTTTTCTCTCTAACCATACTTACATTTTTTGTATTTACTGCAACCGATTGATTTGTATCTTTTTCAGTAAAGTATATGAATGCCATTATTTACTCTTTTCAAATTTAGAACCAGCTTCTGTAGTAATCCAATATTGAAGGTTCTTAGTTTTGTTTTTGAAGTGTGATACGCCTTTTGAAGAAACAGAGACTTCATATGTACCAGAAATCATTTTAAGATTTTCTGTTTTAAAAATCATACGATACTTGTCACCATTGCCTTCGGCAATTTCTAGTGCGTCTGTGTGTGCTGAGTCATTTTGCAAATCTAATGTACTAATAAAAACTTTACTACCATCAGATTCAATTGCAATTTGTGGTGAAGAAAGAACTGCGGCTGCACGGAGAATCCAGTCAAAGTCTTCTGCATTGAGTGTGAATTTAATTTCTGGATCTGGCACAATGATGTTCTTCTCTGGTGGAGTTACAATCATTGTTGGTTCACAAAAACGATATTTAATTTTACTGCGACCTTTAAGACCAGAAATCAAAACATTCTTGTCTTCAAAAGCAAGAGTAGGATCATCTTTGTGCAATGAGATAACAGAAAGAAAATTGTTTAGATCATAAACACCAAAGTCAACTGGAAATTCTTCCTCAATTGTACCTTCAGCCATGATATTTTTCTGTGGCGAAACTGTCTTAATTGTTTTGCCTTGTTTAAAATAAATGCCTTGATTGATAGAGGCAAAGTTTTTAAGTAGTGATACGGTGTCATTAGATAATTTCATTTATTACTCCATAATTAAGATTTGTCAACAGAATATAGTATATCATGTTCGTAGAGAAACATCAAGCAGCAAAGCGCATGTGCGAGGTGATGTTTGCCTGATTCGGGATCAATTTGTTCACCTTCTTTCCATGCCCAAACATGTCTCTGTAGAGCATCAAAATATCTACGCTTTGAATCTGGAACAACTTTCCAGTTATCTGGTTCGTATTTTTCTGCACCAAATGTCAAAACATCAACTGTAGCTTTTAGTGCAAGTGGTGGTAATAGTCCATACTGTAATTTGCCTCCATCAAACTTACGACCTCCTGTGGTGGCAGTTTGTGAGGCTTTCACTTTATTAATTGACATTACAATCTTCCTGTTAGTTCTGCGACCTTAGGCATGTTGCCTGTAAATGCGTATGTGCCAATGTGTTGTGTCTTCATCCAAGGACAGAGATAGATTTGTCCACCAATTTTACGCCATAATTGACAAAACATATAATCTTCACTTAGATAACGGTCAGATCCACCACCTGTTGCTGAATCTTTTGTATCAATGATTGTATCAAAGTATGCATGAATATATCTTGATCCGTCAAAGTGAGCTTGACCAATGTGATCTGGTTTGTAACGAAGTTGAGGGTATGCTTTTTCTAATCTACCAAAAACATCTCGCTTGATCATCATAAAACCAGTTCCAATTTCAAGAACTTCTAATGGTTCAGTTACTGAAAATTGTTTTGTGCCGTGAACAACATTGAAAACATATTCACCAACAAGACCTTCTAAATCTTTTGGATTTAGTTCAGGAAATTTTCTTGCGGCAAATGCAATGTTATTCCAATTGACTGATTTTTTGGGGTATGGCCCACCAATTACATCTTTGTCTAGAGCCAAAAGAGCGAGAACATCTTGGGGATTATAATGAATATCAGAATCAATAAAGAGCATGTGTGTGCAATCTGAACGGAGAAATTCATCCGTCAAATAATTTCTGGCTCTTGTAATTAGTGATTCGTTGAAGAGAAAAGAAAACTTTACATCTACACCGTATTTTGCCATCAAAGACTGTAAATCTAAACAAGATTTAACATATAGTCCGTGAGACATACCACCATACATTGGTGTGGCTACAAACAGTTTATTTTTTTTCAATTCATCTAGTTTGACTTGTATTTCCATATTGTACCCATATTATAAAAAAAGAGAAAGGATACAAATATATATCCTTTCTCCTGAGCTTTTTAGAGCTTAAGTGGCGATTTTAAGCAAAAGCATTAAATCCTGCACTGCGTAGAGCTTGTACACCAGCAGCAACAACACGCTTGCTAGGAGCACCAAGACGATAGAAGGTCACTTTGCGACCATCTTCAAGAGACTTGGTGTTGGTGTAGATGGCATGGCCATCTTTGCGAAGCTCATCAATGCGAGCAGCAACATTGCTGATACCAAAACGAGCACGAGCTTGTGCAACGGTAAGGGTGTTGTAACCACCTTCTTTAGAGAGGAAAGCCAAGATTTTTTCTTTAACAGACATTACAAAATACTCCATAAAATTTAAAAAGGTCGCTGTTGAATCTAAGTATTTGAGAGGCGACCGTTCTCTCAAATCATGTGTATATTATATTACAAAGAAGTGAGTAAGTCAATACTTATACAGGCAAATTAGAAAGGATTTTCTTCATTTGCCACTTCTTCAGTTACCGTGTCTTGAACAGGTGTCATCAAAGTTTCGGCAGAAGCACCTGCATCAACCTTAGTGTAAAGATCGGTAAATGAAATCTTTGTGTCATCATCAAAACGATTAAGGCAAAGTGCAATTGATTTCATCTTGTCTCCGAACACAGAGTAGGTCTTGGCAATATGCACAAGCCGGCGAGTGGAAATCACTTCGTCACAACCACCTTCATCAAAGGTCTTGCGAATCACTTCAGCCCATGTAACAAGTTTTTCGGCAAAGTCATCATCAGGACGACCAAGAGAGGTCAATTCTTTTTTGATAATCTTCTGTTCAATCTTGGCAGAAGGCCAATCTTGTTCGTAAGTGTTTAGAAAACGCTCAAGAAAAGCTTCGTTGAGAATATTGGTGAACATATAACGACCATCATCAGAACCTTTACCTTTTGTATTTGCAGTCGCAATTACTGTAAAGCCTGCGGCAGGTGTAATCAGTTCATTCTTTTTCTTAAGCAAGAATGGTTTGCCTTCAAGTACTCGCTGAAGACTTGAAAGATTCTGTGCGCCATAGTCAATCTCATCAATACAGAGAACGGCACCTTGACGAGCAGCAACAGTCACAGGACCATCACGCCATTCCATTTGGCCATTAATGAGAACATAGTTACCAAACAGATCGCTTTCATCAGTC